CGTTTTACGGGTGGTTTGTGATTTGTAGTAGGCGATTCTGGCAGGCAACGTCCAGTTGAATATTTTGCGACACAAATAGAGGCTGAGATTTTCGCAGCGGATTATAACAAAGTTCATAGAAATGTCTCTCTTGCTGACCATCAACTAACTTTCGAAGAATTGTATTACCGTTGGCTATCCAGACACATCGCGGATACAGATCCATCCTTCAGTACCATTTGCGGATATAAGAATGCCTTCAACCACTGTTCCGTTCTTCATAGTATGTCCTACATTAAAATTACGTACAGCGATTACCAGCACATCATAGACGATATGCGAAAATCCGGGCTCTCTTACTCCAGTGTAAAAAAGGTCCGGTCATTGATTTCACTGATGTCCGCCTACGCTGATAAGATTGAAGCTGGCGGGAAAAACTATGCTACGCTTCTATCCTTGGGTCGCAACCATCTGGTGCATTCGCATCATCCATTCAGTAGCCAAAAAATCAACCGATTGTGGAAGGCCCTTGAATGCCCTGGTGTGGATACTGTTCTCATCCTTCTTTATACTGGCATGCGCATCGGAGAAATGCTGCAGCTTTTAAAATCTGATGTCAATCAAAGGAAGCAGTTGGTTCGGATTACTCACTCAAAAACTGTAGCTGGTATTAGGACTATTCCTCTCCATCACCGTATTCAAGCTATCGTGTCCAGAAGATTGCAAACACCAGGAAAATATCTGATTGTAGATCAAAACGGAAATCCATACAGCTATAATCGATACTGCATCATATGGCAACGAATAATGACGCTCATCAATGCTAATGGGCATACCACTCACGATTGTCGACATACAGTTGCCACCCTGCTTGATAATGCCGGTGCCAATGAGACGGCAAAAAGGCGTATCTTAGGCCATGTTAGCGACGATGTAACGGAAAGAGTATATACTCACAAGGGGATAAGGCAGCTCCGGAAATGCATTGAATTACTTAAGTAGGTGTTACTATTACGTTCATAATACTGATATCTCTTTTCTTAAAATCTCTATCCGCCGGAGAATGTATAACTGTTACTAATTGTTACCAGTTAAAACCGAAAAATTCCCAATTATTCAGTATTTTAATTTCCTAAATATGTCAAGAATCCTTTTCATACGGGAATAGCCATAAATGTACAAATTGTTCGAATTATTCAATTTTCCCCCCACACTCCAGTAATTGTCACGATAATTTCAACAGTGGGGAAATGCGACACCAGATGAAGCAAACGTGGACAAGTATTTTGCTTTGCCCATTGCTATTACCATGAAGCTTGCGTCATCAGTAAATATTTCATCTAACGCTCAATTTGGGGGTATTGGAAACATTGAGAACCACCGCTTTTCGGTGTGGGCTTCTGCATCAATACCAGTCGACTGGATTATCATCGGCAGATAGCTATAAAGAAAACAGAGGGAGATGTTTGAAACGAAATACTGTTATTAGTATCTAAACGCTCTAAATTCTACCTATAACAAGCCAGTAAGCTACTTTTGCAATATCAAATGTAATATGAACTTGATTATCTCGTGAGCCAGCTCCAATTCTGGCGTTAGCAGTATCTCCATTAAAGCATTCTGGAGTTACAAGTGTTATAAAGCAAGTGGAAATTGATAATGGAAGCAGGCTCATACTTTCTTTTGCTTCAGCATGTTTTCCCCACTGTATAATTAGTCCACCAAGGTTCGGTCCAAATGCTACGTATCCATTCGTATCAATTAGACCAGTAATCCCCAGCTTTCGGTTTGTAAATTTGCGACCGGACCAAGTTACATCGCTACCACTAGCCATATTCGACACAAAAGTAAAAAGTGCCGCCAGGTTAATTGCAGGATTATCTTTCCAGCCACTGGCTCCTGTGGTCGCTTTGATGCGGTTGGACAGGTTGCTGAGTAAGTTACGGATGGCACTCTCATCGTCCGTCGGCACCAGCGTATCATCAATGGTTGCCGCCATAGTGTTATGGGCATCAGTTGCTTTATTGTGAGCGATTAGGGATTTGGGACCGGTCTCATCAAGTCCCTGAATTTTCTTGTCTAAGGTATCCATATTTGCATTGATATCTGCAATATCCGCTGCATCAGCATAGTCAGGTTTAATTAAATTGAGGTAATTTGTCCTCGTTGCCATTCCTGTTCCTCCTATCAGTCAACATCTTTAATCATGGTTTCTTTCCATGTTCTAGTCTTCATATAGGACCAGTTATGCCGGAGTGCATAGTTGTCAGTCCACAGCATGGAGCTTTCATCCATCCATGTCTTAACATTGACATTGGACCAGAACAATGGATAGTAATAATCCCGCCATTTGTTGTAGTCATAGCGAAATTTGTAATCTATGTGTGCCGGTTTGATGCGGTCCACGGATCTCACCAAGGCATCCGTGAATGGAGCTGGTTTCATGTAGTGGCGGAATACATAAGTGACGGTGGCATCTCCGTCATATTCTGCCGTGCAGTCACCATTATAGACTCCATCACAAATCTGTTGAATGGCTGGCATGGAAGCAAACTGTTTCGCCAGCCAATTAATCTGTATTTCAGAGCGGCGCATTTCAAGCGTAGCGTTCTTAGCCGGATTCAAGCCCAGGTCTTTCTCTAGGACTTTGCAGCCATCTTTATCAAGCTTATCAAAGAAAAGATTATAGTAGTCTTGCATTAGCTTACTATCTATACCGGTCATATCCGTATCAATGGCATCATACAAAGCATTTATCCATTTGTCCCCTCTGTACCAAACATGCAGTGCCCGGAGCATGATCTTAGTCAGCATAAGTAACATCTCCCAATACAGCTACGGACTCTTTCGGAATAACAATGTTGGACGTGCCGCCATTCACCTTCAGTTCTGCATAGTCAAGGATGCCTGTAGTCCCAATAATAACTGCACCGATATGGGCATAGCTGATGTAGTCCGTTTCATTGTCGCTGGCGACAAATGCCTGAGAACTCACATAACTTTCAATAGCCTTTGTCACGTTTCCCTTAATGGTCCCTAGGTCATCAGATACGGATATGGATACGGATACGGATACGGATACAGTATCAGCGGCCTTCACCGTACATACCGCACCGACAGGGGCCTGGCCTTCACCATATCCGGTTTTACCGGGGTCGATATAATCTTGCACTGCCCGCACCAGACTGTCCGATGCCGGCTTATTGTCATTCCCAATGATAACTACTTTCACTGTGTTACGCCCATGCCAGCATGGGAAAACGCGGGCATTTCCAACACCATCCACGGCTTTCGCCCATGCAAGGTAGTGATATTTGTTCCCACACGTAGCCGGAATCTGGAGCTTCTCATAGTAGCGGATCCGAAACTCTGCATCTGTTTCCTCTTCATAGCCGCCTTCCGCCGGATCCGGATTGGTAACAGACCCAATACCATTGATGGTGACCGGAATCTTGGTGATGGTGTTAGCAGTAACATTCCCGCTGGTTCCGGGCGCTACAGCCTGGGCATTGAAAGTATCTCCCTGGGCAACAGTTTTCGTTTCTGTGGATTCAAACTGGATCCCATCCACCGTCTCGAAAAGGTCCCCCGCTACAATCCGCCCACCGCCTGATACAATCTGGATGACGGCTTTTGCTTTCACAGCGCTGTTTCTCGTCAATCCGACTCGCTGCGTACACCAAGCATCAAGCTCCGTGCCTTCCAGGTTGTCCACGTTCTGTTTTTCTTCTACTAGAAAAGCTTTCTTCCATAGCTGATACTGCCCGAAAGACACACCGCGGGTAATGTCATAGGTCGGGAAGCCTTCCGTCTTCTGATAATCATCCGGAACTCCCTGAAGGATTGTGTTGTGGATCTGGTTAATTGTATACATTTTCTGAAATCACCACCTTTACACCATCATTCATGACCGCTGTGAAACTGAACACTCCGGATTCTCCGGAGAACGTCCAGTCTTTTGTCTCCTTGATAACCGGACAGGTTTTCAGCAAATCATCAGAAATCTGTTGCTTAATAGTTGCAATCGCCACCGATCTGGGCAACCTGTACCCAACAAGTCCATTCGTATCAACACCAAAATACTTATCATAGATGGCGTACTTATTCTTGATAGTATTGATAAAAAGCCGGATATGCTGCTGAATGCTTTCCGTCAGCGTGCACTCACGGTTAAATCCGGAATTGAAAATGAACGCCTTTTTCTTATAATCAAAATAAGGGCTCCGGCCTAAAGTCGTTGCTCCTATCGTGGCGGCATCTGTTCTACTGTTTGCATCAATTGTAGAAACCGCCGCCGTTAAATCATTTAGTTCAATATCGGAGGGAAACATACTCGCTCACACCTCCTAAACAATAATATCCACGATAAAGAAACGCTGGTTGTCAACTGTTGGGGCCACCAGGACCTTGTTTCCCGGTTTCCAATCATCAATTGGATGCAGTGTAACATGGCCAGTTGCCGTGTTCGATGTGGAATAGTGGCTGCCATCATGAGAATATCCGCCGGAACAAGCGCCAGTTGTCAGTTTCCCGTTCTGGCTCTCAGAATCAATTGTGAAGTCGCTGGCACGCTGTAGGATGTGCCTACAGATATAGCCATTTTTCTTGTCGATGATGTAAGCACCATTTTGGATGGATACTTTCCAATCATCACCTGTCTGCAAAATCAGGCCGATGCAGTTACTGATTGGCTTCGGATTGTCCCGCTTCTTAAATTGATTGGCCATCTCCTGTGCCCATGTATCAGACATTTACACCGCCCCTTTCTCATTATTCTTTGTGGACTGGATTTCCAATGTCATGAAATGATTGATGTTATCGTAGGTATGATTTGCAGAAAGTACAAGGAAATCCCCCACAAGCCCAAGCTCCTCATTGTTGAACGTGAGTACCCTTCCAGAACGGATCTCATCGGAACCGAAAAGCTTCAGACGCTTGCTGATTTTTTTTCGACAAAGTTCCTTCAGCTTCTTGTTCGCAATCTTCTGGGCATCTCCCATTTCTTTGTCCGTTACAGTCTCATAATGAACGATTTCGCCATAGGCTTTGGCTGCATTCGTGTTTTCTGCGATCGCAACAATAGCAGCATCCTTTTCCTTTCCGGACGTGATAACTACCCTTGTCACGATGTCCTTCACACTGCTGTCCGCCGAATAATCACCGATTACGCTTGTAATGTCGAACGGTGGCTCATTCGGTGCCAGCTGATAAGTGACCGTGATTTTCAAGTCATCCCGCTTCATGATATAGAGCTTATCAATCCGGACTTCCATCCGGTATTCCACGCCAGTAGCATCCGTCTCCTGGGTAATGATATCTTTTAGAGCCTTAGAAACTTCATCTCCATTGTAGACCTTATTGATGACTGTGTTCATTTCAGCGATTTCGCCGATTTGGACGCTCTTCTGGTCGCAAATCTTTCTAATGGCATCGGATGCCGTGCAGTCCACCAGCTGCACAAATACCTGATCCTTATTCAAAAACCATGCGTAATCATATGCCTTGTATTTGTACTTTGACAGCCCTTCCCTAGATTCATCTTCTATGATTCCAGTGTAGACTGGCTTCCCATTGTTTTCAAAACAGATCTTCCCACCGAGTTCCAGCCGATTTCCCTGGTAATTTATATCTAGAGGATTATCAATCAAGTCGAAAGAGAATTCTTCCCCCAGCTGGTCAATCTGATCACCGCGGGTATAATTGCTTGTGATTCCTGTGATGTCCTTCGTTGTGCCGTTATAAGAGTAGGTCAGTTTGAAGTTATTCATTTAATCACACCTTCTGACGCTTGATCCGCGGCAATATTCACCGGAGGCTTTTTATATTCACGGAAATCAATTTGGAATTTGATGTCATTGTTTTTTTCCTGATGGTAAACAAAATTATCAATGGTACAGAGCATGTCTAGCTTTACCGCCCCTAGCGTTTCGACAAACATCAGCCGGAACACCATTCCCAAACGGCGCTGCTTTTCAATCCAATTCACATATTCCCAGCCGTTACTGTATGTGGCCTGAGCGCGGATGAATGGATAGCTCTTATTCACAGGTAAAATGCTAGAAAAAGACAGGGTTCGTAGTTTTGGAGCTCCGATAACATTGATATCACCAGTTACAGCCTCAAAGGTATCATTTCCCTGCGGGCTATTCATGTCAGGGAATTCCCCTGGCACTACAGGGAACGTGATGCTGTCCATGGAGTTATCCACCTTCAGCACAATATTTATGCGGGACCGCAGCACGGAGGTCAGATCACTGTAAGCAGACCCTGTATACTGCAACAGTATGTCAGTCAGCAAACTCATTTCCTTGCCTCCTTAACTGTTTCTCAATGCATCACGAACACGGGAAGCGATGTATTCACCAGTTTGACGCATGTAGTCCTGGTTCCCGATAACGTTTCCCTGCACGGACAAATTCACTGTTATGCCGCCACCTTGCCCACCGTTGTTAATGAGCTGCAGCAGTTCCCGGTGCGGCATAATCTGGCTTCCGGATGGCAGCGTAATAAGTTCTCCGCCATTTTCGTTGACCATGGTAGGACCGCCACGGAAGTAGGATGTTCCCAGAGCATTTCCGTCCGGAGATTCCCCGCCGCCATCATCACCTCCCCCACCACCAAATGCAGGAAGGTGTATAGAACTGACCTTGCTGGCAATCCGGTCAACCATTCCCAGAATGAACTTCAATGGAGCCATTGCAACACTTTTCAACGTATCAAAAATCCCCTGGAAGATGCTTACCACATTCTGCCAAGCTCCTTCCCAGTTCCCCGTGAAAACATTCACGATGAATCCGATTAGATTGGACAATACTCCGACTACATTGGCCAACACACCGCCGATAACATCGACAGCAGAACCAACTGCCGCCGAAATGACAACCCATTGTGCTTCAAACACTGGTGCCAGAAAGCCAACAACAAGTTCTCCCAACGCCATTAGCTGGGATGCCAATTCATTCACAGCATTCCGGAATGGTTTAGACTGGGTATATAACGTGTAGAACGCCACTGCCAGTACACCGATAGCTGCAGCCACGAGACCGATTGGATTAAGTAATGTAGCAAACTGGACAATGCCACCGGCCAATTTGATTCCAGTAAAAAGCTTCTGTAACATCTGAAGCTTGCCAATCACACCTGAAATCACATTAAATGCCGTGAATCCTGTTGCAATTCCGGCAATAACCGGAGCCACAGCTTTAACAACCGCAATAAAGTCCTGAAAGTGTTGCACCAGGAAGCTGATTCCATTCCCAACGCTTTCGATGATGCCAGGAAGCGCCGCTGCCAGATTGCTGGCAAACGCCTGGATGAAAGGCAGTGCTTCATTCACCTTAATAACCAGCTGGTCCATAATCGGAGCCAGCGCATTACCTAATGGTGTAATCATCCCAGCAAAAGCAGTTATGATGCCGGTACGTACCTTGTTCAAACGTTTTCCTACTTCTTCTTGCATATCGCCGTAGTCATTCATGATGGCTGCAGCTTTACCGGCATCCGTTTCTCGCATAGCTTCATTGACACCGCCGACGTTCTGAGCAAGAACTTTTGCAATCATAGCGGCACGCTCGTCAGCTGTTCCGGTCTTGATGACTCCCTTTTGATAATCGTCCAGGGAAATACCGACACGCTGCAACGCGCCTACGTTGCCCATCATAACCTTACCAATCATGTTGGCTACGTTCACAGCATCTTCCTGAGTAGCGTTGAGCCCCTTCTGATTGACCAGCAAATCAAGCATCCCTCTGGATACGGTCTTGATTTGTTCCTCCGTCATTTGGAAAGTCCCCAGCTGAGCCATGCCAGCAATGGTTACTTCATCACCGACTACACCAACGGTCTGGAGCTGAGAGGCGTAGGCTTCCAAGGATTTAGCCGCACGGTCAGCTGCCCCTGCTCCCTGTTCCTGGATAGCTTTGACGTTATTCAGAATTGTGACCAGCTTTGTTTCCGCTGCCACCTGGGCATTCGCCTTTTCAATGGCTTCATCCGCAAAATTCTTGATGCCAACTATAGCAAGGCCGGTTCCAATAGCAGCAATCCCCAGCCCAATCTTAGCTACGGATCCGGCAAGGGAAAGAAATTTCTGATTCGCCCCACCAGCAAACTGATTCACCATATTCTGGGTATTCCTAATCTGTCTAGTAGTTTGCTTGGTTGTTCCGGACACTTTCTTCAGTGGCTGCGAAAACTTATCCACCAATGTCAGTAGGACATTGATTCCTCTTGCCATGCCTTACCCTCCTTTCCCATTCATGATTTTGTCATATTCCTTCTGCTGAGCATTCGCTACCATGTCCACATGCAGCTGATAGAATAGCCATTCCATAGGGGTTAAGGATTCAAGTTCATGTATGCTGTGACCACGTTCAATGTAGTAGCGAATGGTAAGCAAATCGTGGTCACGCTGCATCAGTTTTTTATTTCTTGAACCGCACTTTCAGCTCCGACATAAAACTTTTCAATGATAGCCTGGGCAAAATCCACAATGGCTCCAATGTTATCGCCGAAAACTACCGGCACCACATCATATGGTTCCGTCAGTCCTTTCCGGAGTTTTTCGTCATGTAGCATAGGGACTGATTCGTAGATGATTCGAACAGCCCCTTCAAAGTTTTCCTTCGTTGAGGTTTCGCCGTTGGTGATTTTGAAATCATCAAGCATATCAATAATTTTTGGAATCGGGAGCTTCTGCACCATGAAGGTCAGCCCGATTTCCTTGCTTTCAACGGGAAAGAAGGTATTTCTATCATTTTCGCTCTGCATTTTGCGACGCAAAAGCTCTTCAAGAGTTGCTTTTTTTGCATCCATATCAATTAATCCTCCAAAATAAAAGCGGGTTATCTGCCCGCCTGATTCTTAGTTAAAATCATCAATCGTATCAGTATTTTCGTAACCGCCAGCACGGAAAGGGATAGACTCTTCTCCGACTTTCGCATTTTCGAAGCTGGCCATATCCACTTCATCGAAGGTAACGTTAGACAGCTTTACACGTTCCATGCCAGTAATAGATGGATCAGACACGCTGGAGACCATATTGATATCCGGAAGATTCATGGACATAACTCCGTCCTTCATCAGCTTCAGAACATAGGAATCAACTTTGTGCAGCACCATGGTACCTTCAATGGATGCACCGGTATAGCGACGCTGCTGAATTGGATTCCCGTTTTCGTCGATGTCCTCATAGTTCAGTTTGATTTTGCACTCAAAACTTTTGACGTTGGCCAGCCGCTTATCATTCACCCAGAGCCGACCATTGGTGCCACGAATGATTTTATTGGTTATACCTTTATTCATCTAAGCCACCTTCTTATTCCATAGTAATGATAAACTTCAGATCTTCAATTGCATCAAGGATTTTGACCGTGGCCGCCAGGAAAATAGTGGTCTTGAAGGCCATGCTTTTAACCTTGTCTTCAGTCCAGTCAACAGCCTCAGACTTTCCGACAGACAGCCAGGCATTACGCTGTGCTTCCACATCAATGTATGCCTGATTACCGGTTGTACCTGCGTCATCATTTCCGGTATAATCCGGATCCATAATCTCTTCTTTAGCCAGCTCATTGAAATAAGCGTTAACGGCATCAATGAAAAGTTTCTGATTGGACAGGTAGTTCTTATATTTGCCCTGATATTTCTGTTTAAAGGTTGTGGAAATATCTTCAATAACCAGATTCATGGATTCCACAATAATAATGTGGCTCATGTCTTCGGTGTCAGTAGAAGTAAATGTGGTGAGAGAGTTAACACCTCTTGCAATCTTAACTTCATCATCATCAACGTACAGACAAAACCAGCCTTTATCAATCCAACCATCAAGATCCACATTATCCGTGGCCACATCAGCACAATCAGTCAAGTCTTCCAACACGTAAGAAGTGCAGGAGCGATTCAGTGGCAGGTTGGCCAGCACAGCGCATAGCCTGGGTAGGTATTCATTCATGGCCACACTAACATTGTCCTTTTTGCCGTTAGAAGTAGTCTGAATTTCCGTTACTGTCTCATTCTTTACGTTGATGACATACTTGGAGTCAGCCGTTGTTACATTGTAAACTACGGCTACAGTGTGCTTCATCATGCCTTTGGTAGTAGCGTTGTAGTCTACCACATAAGATGCAAGAGCCTGCTGATTTCCTGCATCAGTGGTGCAGACGTAGTTATACTTAATTTTGTCAAGCACTTTCAGAGCATCTTTGAATTCCCCGGTAGTCGGAAGAGAAATAACAACAACTTTGTTCACGGCTACCAAGAAACACCGTTCAAGAATCGTCAGGTTTGCTTTGGTGTAATCTTTTGAATTTAGATCCATACCAGATCTGTAAGTCTTTTTGGTGATTGCAGTAGTACTAAGCGTATTATCTCTGATGATAATGGCCGCAATGCCGCGTTCAGAACGCTTGATGGCAGAAACAGCCAGTTGTTTAAATACAACCTCAATAGTAGGCAGTCCCATCTAATTCACTCCTTATTTTTATAAATCATCTGTGGTGTAAGTTTTGTCCTCATCTGCATCATCCGATTCGGAAGGGACCGAAGCAGATCGATCAATATCTGTAGATGGCATGGCAGATGGATTGAATTCCAGTTCTTCAATAAGTTCTGCATCTGGAAGCCGGTCATCTTCCTGAACAAGATCCACGGTGAAAGCTATTTGCAGAGCCTTGTCACTCTGGTTGATGTCACTCCGAATATCATCGTCAGCCTGGATCACAAATCCATACCTGTCGGATTCCTCATCATTATTCAACCGCGTCGCATCCTGTAACAACTGGATGATGACATCCCGTTTTTTCAGGAGATCGAGAAATCCTTTATAGGTGTCGGCAGCAAAGTAATACAGTCGGAAGGATAATTCATCCTGGTAGTAAATCCCTACGCGGTCCGTATCAATGCCTTCAAGGTCCAGGAAGAAGCAGGGTCTTTTAAAGCCTTCACTTATGTCAGTATTCTGCACCGGAACATCAGGGAAGGCGCTTTGCAGTACCTTGGTGAATCTGGCAATGACTTCTGCCGGAGTAATAAGACTCATAAGATTTCACCTTCCTGCAGCAGCTGACCAACAAACTCGTCAACCATAGATTCATACTCTCGCCGAAAAGTTTTTTCAGCGCGTGCCATTGTATGCCGGCCGTCTACCATCCTTTCGGTCTTGACTGCATGCTTTGCGCCAGGTGGATGAGCCCATAGCACATGACCATGCTCAAACAAGTGGGCATGAGGAGCTTTATTCGCCACACGCACGGAAAATTCATCTTTCCCATAGATGTAAGGCCGCCCACGGGAAAGCCCTCGCACAAGGTTGCCTGTTTTAGAGTGCCTAATATCGGATTTGTAAGCGGCTCTTGCTTTGGCTCTCATCCGGTTTCCGGTTCTTCCCATGAAGTTTTTTGTCTTCCGTGGGAACTTTTCTTTGGCAGCTTTCAGAAGGTCATCACTCAGTTTATTCAATTCTCTGACATCAAAATGCATCTCAATCATTGAATTACTCCCTCTGTGAAGATTTCCAAACGCTCATGATTGGCGTATGGATCCAAAAGATAAATAATATCGTACCGCTGACCTTCGTACTTGATGTACATATCAGTCGTGAGATCAAAACGGTAACGAATAATGAACTTATGCGTGACACGGGTGAGAACCGTATCGGCCGCACGCCCATGAAGCATAGAACCGGTTTGAGGAACGATGGATGCATAGACTGTATCAATCAGCTTTTCCGCAATTTCCCGCTGACCCAGTTCATTTTCTTCTCCTTGGACAGGCTGATAGATTTCAATCTTCCTGTTCAGGATGGATGCCAGATTAACTGCCGCTTTCCGATACATAGTCGATTCCCCCTTCCATCCCTGTATAGCAATGCTGGTCAAGGATGGATTTCACCGTTGGATTCACCTCTGCGCTCTGGACTGTATACTGGCGCACATCGTACAGATCCGCGACAAGGGCCATCACCGCTAGGGTGATATCTTCATAATTATCCAGTTGAGTGGCCGTAAGCCCAGTATAGGCCATGACATAGTTGATGGCAGCAGCAAGCATCGGTTTCAGCATCGTAACGGCGCTGCCATCTGTCCGGACGTATTCCTGAAGGAAATCAATGGTCAGTTCCGATACTTTCATACATCATGCCTCCTTTGCGGCAGCTTTCTTCTTTATAGGCTTTTTCTCTACTTTGACTTCCTCTGGATCAT